GGATCTGGATGTCACACAGGTCGGCGGTCTGATACTGGTCTAGGTTACGCTTGCAGGTGAAACCAAGGGCATGCTCATCGGCAAACGCATTGATGCGCTTCACGCAATCGCGCTCGAAGGATGCCCCCTTGTTTCTTGAATCCGCCATCGGGACAGTTTATGCGAAAAAAAAATAGAAATAAAATTTTATAAGGGATATCGTATCAGTCCTCCCAAAAAAAAATCCTGCTCAGTCGTCATCAGCTTTTGTTCCCCTTAGCAAAAAACTGAAGGGCAGGGTTCCTTTCTAAGCAAACAATACCCCTTACAGAATTTTGGTGACTGGGTGCGTAAAACCTTGCTATAGCTATCGCGCCACAGGCGGTCGCCAAAAAGGGGGGTGTGGGGGTCGCAATCTAACGCGATTTCAGCCCCTTTTTCCGGCCCCATAGGGTTCCTTTGCTCGCGCTCGGGTGCGCCTGAGAGGCCTCTGAGGGCGCTCTGAGGGCACATAAACCATGCAGGACGCGGTCATGACGCATGCCGTATCGCCCCTGCTCAGAGCCGCGCAGTCTTGGCGCAACCAGAACAACCTCTGCGTCCTGCGTAAGTCATTGTTTTTGCAGAGAATTCCCCGAAAAAAGGGCAAAATCAGCATTTTTGTAGAATTTTGAGGGGTCGGGCGGGAGGCGGGGCCAAGACGAGGTTCTTTTTCGGAATGCGCGAAGCCGGCGAGGTTAATGGTCTTTGTCGTCGAACTCCGCCTCCACACCCAGCAGTTCATTCAGCCGGTGCTTGATGTCTTCCTTGTTCATCTTCTGCAAGTCTGCGTTGATGTTCAGGTTCTGACTGCGGTGGATTGTCAGCCCCGCAAGCTGGTTCAACTCCTTCACTGCGCTCACCGCTGCGTTGTACGCTCCTGTCTCGAAAGCCGTCTCCGCAATGTTCCACAGCATCGCCCCGGTCTTCTGCGGCGTGATCGCGTATTTCTCCCGCAACTCATCCTGCTTGATGCGAACCGCTCGCGTGACCTTCGGGAAGTCCTTGCCGTTGAGCATCTTGGTCGCGGCGCTTGCCGGGAATGAGAACCCAGCCCTTCGTGCCGCTTCTGTCTGTCCACACGCGCCCTCGGTGTAATGCCAGACGAACGCTGTCTGCATGTCAGTGATCCCTGCCTCATCGTCTGCCAAGAATGTCTTGGGTGTCTCGACTAACTGCTTGCGCTCTTTCCTTGGCCTTCCCCGTTTGGGCTTGTCGTCAGCCATCTGTTGCTCCTTAATCTGTTGAACACTACCCGCGCCTCTTCCTCTGAAAGAGGCGCTTCTCTGACGCTCTCCCGCTCGTCTGAGTTCATCAACCTCCATCGCCTGAAGTTGTTTTCCTCACCCGATTCCTGATCATACACGAACCTCTCCATCCGCCTTCTCCCTCATTAGGGTACAGGGGGCAGGGTACAGCGCATCAAAACTTTTTTAAAACCTCTATGAGCACTTCCCACTGTCCATACCCATTACTATATATATATATTTATATTTTATTTAAGATACCCTACCCTACCCTGTTAAGAACATTAAGTATTTCAAGCACTTATAATACATTCAAATAGGGTATCAATTGACATACCCTTAGAAATCCTTGCCCCAGCTATCACTAAACTTGTCCGCACTCCCAATCTCGACCTTCGTGTAGTCCAAGTCGTACACTTTTTTGCCATTACTTTTGCGAGGTTCTAGCCCAAACTGCGCCAGTACCCTGCTCGCATCCTTGATATCAGGCATCCTTGGTTGACTGATTCCGAGGTCTCGGAGCAGCTTTGTCATCTGAACTGGCTTGGTGTTCTGGCTCTGGAAGTGTACGTGTTCGAGGATTAGATCTTCGACGGTGCTCTGGGTGCGGTAGGTCTCGTTGCTGCTCTGGAGCATCTCGCGCTCCTCTGCGTTGAGATACCAGCTCTCCTTCTGGTACAGCGTCTCCCTGATCTCCGCCCACAACTGCTGCATGTCGATCCCATGGTTTGCATTGATATCGGTCACGGCGACGACCCAGAACCGTCTGTTACCTGTGGTATCAATCAGGAACTCGCGCTCGTTGACGCTGCCGTAGAATGCGGTTCTGCGCTGGTACGTGGTGCTGGCCCGATCATAGGGTAGGCGTAGCTCGTCAACCTTCTTGCCCGTGAACTGCTTGAGAGAGTCTATGTCCGCCCTCTTGAACGTGCTACCCAGCTCACCCAGCTCTGCTACCCAGTGGCTCACAACCTGCTTCACGCTGTCCTTGTCATTCGGGTTCAGTGTCGCACCCTCTAACAGCCAGCCCTTCTCGTAATCCGCCAAACGCTTAAACCAGAGGGTCTTACCTAGCCCCTGAGCGCCCTGAAAGACCAAGATACCTTCTAGGGATACACCGTTCGGCTCACACGCTGCGGCCACGCAACCGATAAGCCACTTGGTCATCAGCATTTCCTTCAATGGCTCGTTGGTGCTCTTGATCGTGCTCAGGAACTCCTGCATCCTACTGCGGCCATCCCATGGCCTACTCTCGATCCATTCCTTAACAGGGTTGTACTCCTTGGCTAAGAGCTTTAGGTAGTCTCGCACCTTCTGGTGCGGCACCCCAATCTGGATACAACGGTCTTCGATCTCGATCAGGCTCGACTCGTCACGCATATCGGCTATGAAGTTGCTGTGCGGTATGTTGATCTCCATCGCCTTCTTGATCACGTTGTAGCGCACATCAATCTGATTGACCGTCAGCACACCCCGCACATTGTCCTTCGTGTTTAGCATTCGCCCCTTCTCGCTGGTGTTCCACTGGTACTCGACCGGCACATCAACCTTGTTCAAGTCGGGAAGCAGCTCACCCTCCAGCGCGTGGTCGTTGTAGTCACCCTTGCTCTGGGGTATCAGAACCTCGGCCTGAGCGCCGATACGACGCACCACCTGTGCGGCTTTGACTGCCTCAACCTCGCCCGTCTTGGTGTCATCACAGTCGGCAATGAAGACATGCTTAGCCTCGGGAAACCATCCGCTGATTGTCTCTGCGACAGGAGATAGATTGTATGCGTCGAAACAGATAACCACGGGCTGACCAAGGTCTGCGTAGTAACTCGCACCCGTGGCATATCCCTCGACATAATTAATGGTGTGCGCCGTCCGCATCTGCTGCGGGTCGATGACAAAGAATGATCCAGCCTTCTTGCTGTGCTTCATAAAAAGCTTCTGGCCATCGCCGTCGATGTACTGCAACCCAACGATCTCAAGCTTCTTATCAAGCATGGGCAGAACCAGACGATTGCCCCGCTGCCTGAGACCATGGTTCTCTACACCCTTGCGCTGAAGGTATAGGTTGTCCTCAGTCGCCTCGGGGTAGCTATCCCACCGCTCCTTCGCAAGCCTTGCGGCTTCACGTTGATTCTGCTCGGTCTCTTTGGCCTTCTCCTCCGAGAGCATCCTGATCTGCGCCCTCTCCTCGTCGGTCATCTTATGGTTCACCGCATTGTCAGGCTTCCAAGTCGCGGTCGGCTCATCGTTGCTCACCGTGCGGTCACCACAGCGACCGAAGGGTACGTCCTGATCCAGCCACACCTGATACCACCCGACGAGCTTCTGCTTGCCACCAACGTCCATGTAGGCGCGGCCAATGTCACCGCCTATGACTAACCCCTTCTTTGACTCTACCGTCATACCATTCGACAAAAGAAAAGACTCGAACTCACCTCGCAGGTCACCACTCAATGGCCGGCTGAAGTCTTTGCTTTTGCCGTCAGTTATTTTTAATCCCATGTAAAATTCACCTTGATCACGTTTTCCCAGATGTGCATAATAGTACAACATTTTGCAAACACACAAGGAAAAACGATGGGAATCATAGCAACTGGTGGCGGCGGATCAGACTTCGAGCAAGTCCCGACTGGCACACACAACGCAATCTGCTACAAGTTGGTGGATGCTGGAACCACACTGAACGAGTATCAAGGCGAGGTGAGCAAGCGTCACAACGTCTTTATCTTTTGGGAGTTACCCGAGCTTCGTATGGCGGATGATCGACCAATGTCAATCAACTGCCAGTATACGTTAAGCCTGAATGAACGTGCAAAATTGCGGCAGCATTTACAGGCATGGCGTAACAAATCTTTCACCGAAGAAGAGTTGGCATCCTTTGACCTGACCAAGATCTTGGGTACAACGTGTAAGGTCGATGTCGGCTTAACCAGTGGCGGCAACGCCAAGGTGCAGGGCGTGTTCTGCGCCGATGGTGGGGCAAAGAAAGTTCCAACGGTAAACGATCAGGTTGTCTTCGACTTAGAGGATTACTGCAATGAGTTCAACGGCAACTCAGGCAAAGCCAGCAAGATTGCCTGCGATGTTTTCGACGGCCTACCACGGTTTATGCAGTGGCAGATCGGTGGGTGCGACGAACCCGGCAAGGACAAGGTTGAGCCATGCTTTGAGCTTCAGGCTGCGATGAAAAAGGGCGTCCCAGAACCTGAGATCGAGCCACAGAAGAAGGCGAAGAAGACAGAGCCAGTCGGCGAGGAATTCGTTGACGATGACATTCCATTTTAAGGGGAGCGGCAATGAAGAATAAAAAGC